AAGGCGATACGCTCATTCAAATCAATTTGGTACAAATGGGTTGGGCGATAGAAAGATTGCTTAATAGAGGGCAAATTACGCTATTTGACGACTATGACAAAGTAAGTCATATCATCTTTGATGAAATAGACTTTACACAAAGGAGCAGACATGACAGAAACTAGAATCGAAATATTTTACCTGGAAAATGATAGAAATCTTGGTAATCCGAAAGGGTCATCGAGACCGAGATTTAGTGGTGGTGGGCATACTTATATGCCTGCACCATATGTGAAGCATAAAAAGTTTGTAGCTGATCAACTACCACATTTGATGATAGATAAGCCGATAAAACTAACGGTTGAATTTTACTTCAAACCTAGTAAGTCGTGGCCTAAGTATAAAAAAGAAGCGTGTATCGGAAATCCTCACACTATAAAGCCTGATATTGATAATTTACTTAAGACGATATTAGATGCAGGTAACAATTTATTATGGGTGGACGACACACTGATTTATGAAATCAGAACATTCAAAAAATATGCAGAGACTGCACGAACAGTATTAACAATTATAGAGGGGGATTAATATGCATACAGTATTAGCATTACATCGTAATGGAGAGAAACCGACAATAACGTCACATGATGAGTTTGAAAGTTTGAAAATGGAGCATGCATATCAAAGATATAAAGCGAAAAGAAGAGAGAAACCATGGTTAACTACAGTACCGCAATCCGTTAAGGCTAGCAGGGCGTACTATGATTTATGCAGATTTGCAGGTGTGCCAGTAAAACAAAAAGAAATCAAACGTTATGAGGCTAAACCGAAAGAAAAGAAATTACCTAAAATACCCGGTGATCATTCACGTGAATTTATTATTAATGGTTATGTGGTATCGGTCAGACAGTTAGCTAAGTTATTAAACATGCGATACGAGGTTGTAAATAGCAAATTGCGCAACGGTGCAACCCCTGAAGAATTAATGGAGAAAAAGGGTGTGAAGTTATGAAACTAAAAATTCGTGATTTAAACATTGACGATAAAGTTTCGTTTTATGTGGATGAACAACGCTATGAAGGTGTTGTTACAGAATTAATATATAACTTCAAAGGCAAAGAAATGGCACAGGTAGAGCTAGACAACGCTTGGTATTACAACATTACTGATGGCCATGATTGGGAGGTTATTTATGACTAATAAAGATGTGGTTAACCAACCACCACACTACACATACGGCGACATTGAAGTGATTGATTATATAGAGCAAGTCACCAAAGATTACCCTGCAGAAATGGCGTTTGCGATAGGCAATGCAATTAAATATATCAGTAGAGCGCAACACAAAAGTGGTAAGGAAGATTTGGCGAAAGCTCGTTGGTATCTACAAAGAGCGTTTGATAATTGGGAGGATAAGCGATGAAACAAGTTTATTTAGGCGGTGGCATGTTAGATCTAGGTGACCAAATGCGACGCGAATATGAAAAAGCAGAATTGACTAAATTAGGTTACAAAGTTTATGCGCCACAAGATGATAAAGATATTAATGATAAAGATAATGCAAATCAAGACAATTTAGCAGAACGAATTGTGGATAACGACACGCTAGGTATGACGACAAGTCAAATACTAATATTCGATTACCTACCACACAATCAAGGCACGATTTGCGAAATGGGATTTGTACAGTATATGCTTAAAGATTTATCAAGATTAAGTACGTCTATTTATGCAATGCCTAAAGTATATGTTCAATGTACAGATGTTAGACAAGGTACAGGACATATTTCGAAAGAACAGGACAGACAAGAGTTCTCGATCAATCAATATGTGTATGGCGTGATTTTAGAAATTACAGAGGGCAGAGGGATTCAGACGTTCGATGAGATACTGGAGGATTTAAAGCGATGACCACGTTTCATTTATATAACAATGCAGCCGAAGAAAAGGTGCTTATTGTGCATGAAACTTTCGGCGGCTACATCATGGTTGGTTTACCGAAAAGACAGTATAGCCATATTGATGGTTATTATACTGCAGATGAATTTAACTACTTTAAATCAGTGCATAACCTGATGTATGCAGAGGAGCTAGGCAGTCAGATTAGTATATTTGATATGTAGGAGAAGGAGATGATGGAATGAGTGATTTTATTACATTAGAAAAAACTGATTGGTACAAAAAGTTAATTCAAGAATGTGACTCGTACAAACAAGAACGTGATACACTCATCGAAGACATCGCAAAGTTACGTGCAGAACGGGACGAGTATAAACAGAAAATTATTTTTATTTCTAACCAATATTCTACTGAAATTGAACAAGCATTGAATAACAAAGACTTAAATGAAAGTTTGTTCTTGCTAGAAAAATTAAAAATGGATTTAGATGAGGTGTTTAAGAATGACACTAGATAAACAATTATACATTTTCAAAGCTAAGGTACTGCGTGTCATCGACGGTGACACTTTGGAGATGCGCATTGATCTTGGCTTCCACACACATACGGTACGTAAGGTTAGATTGCTAGGCGTGGATACACCTGAACGTGGCGAAACTGGATATAACGAAGCTAAAGCATTTACGACTGGCACAGTGCTAGGTAAGGACGTGTACGTGCAGACATATAAAGCCGATGCGTTTGGTAGATACCTAGCCGATGTGTGGTATCGAGAGGGAGATAACGAATTTAGATTGAGTCATGAATTAACTGTACGTGGGTTAGTTAAGGAAGGCAGTAAATGGAATGAGGGGGACAAGTAAATGTTAAAACTTCCATTAATAGATACTAAATTTAGAATGCATTAACAAAGAGTAATGAAGAGTAAATGAAGAGTAAATGAAGAGTAACGAGGAGGACGAGTGAATGACTGCATGGACGCTTATACTTACTTTTGTTGTTTGTGTATTGACGGAACATTTCCTCCATCATCGACTCAACAACAAGTACGTAGGTAGGATTTGTAGTTTGGTTTTTATGTTGATTGTGATGGTGCTATTCATCTCGGTTACTAAGTTTGAAGGAATAAAAGGATTAGCTTTTGTCACGGCAATTTTTATTGTAAATGTGTTATACGAAATTAGAACACTTAATCTTACAAAGGAGGACAAATAAATGGATAAATTAATCAAACAAGTAGAACAGTGGAGTATTGATAAAGGATTACACAATGGAAACACTGACAGACAAGCGCTGAAAGTGTGGGAGGAATCAGGAGAAATTGCAAAAGCTATGTCACGTAACCGTATAGAGGAATTAAAAGACGGTATAGGCGACACAGTAGTTACATTAATAATTTTGGCACAACAACACGGCTGGACATTAGAGGAGTGTTTACAATATGCGTATGACGAGATTAAAGACAGAACAGGCGAAACAAGAAATGGAACATTCATCAAATCCGACGACTTGTAGTAAAGATATACTACAAATTGTTAAAGATATTTTAAATAAGGAGTGATCATATGAAGTATTTAAGAGTGGTATTACACACGCTGGTAACGATTCTGATTTATGAGGGTGCTAAGGCATTGATGAATGATATGTACCTACAAGATGAAGTTGATACGGAGGAATATTAGATGTGGTGGATTATACTGTTTGTGATATATACATTATTGCTACTAGGATTCATCACTGAAAACGCACAACTTAAGGGCAAATTAGAGGCTAGGAAATATGAAAAGAAAGTGCTGGAGAGTAGATTAAGATACTTTGAGGGGGAACGTAATGTACAGTAAAGAAGCGATACTTAATATGATTGGTACACATAAGATGAAGTGTAACGTACTAGCTGATGTAGTACCTGAATACGATAGTAACTCCATTGCACAATACGGGATAAAAGCTACCTTACCAAAAGGGCAAGGGGAGAACAGTAGTAAGGTAGAGGATATTGTAGTTAGGTTGGATAGAGCGAATAAAAGATTCTCACAGATGTTAAAAGAGGTTGAGTTTATTAATAAATCACAACAGAAATTAGGGCAGGTAGACTTTTGTTTTCTCGAGTTACTTAAAAGAGGATACAGAAGAGATGAGATTATAAAGAAGATGCCTAATGCTAAACTAAACAGAAACAACTTTTTAGCTAGACGTGATGAGTTAGCAGAGAAGATATATTTGTTACAGTGACAAAAATGACAGTAATGACTGTTATGACAGTGTTTTGAGTATATCCAAAAGTTTTATATAATAAATATGTGCTTAATGTAAGCACTGCGATGACGACATTTTCCCTCCTTTCAAAATTGTGGTTTCATCTATTTAGTGAAGTTGATTAGTAACTAGACTAGGCGTCCAGAGCAACTGGGCGTCTTACTTTATGCTGATATGAGTGTATGTATTTAGTAACATATGTTCATATGAGTGTAAAGCTCAAATAAAATAACAAAACATAATCACTAGGCACTGTATACGCGCAGTGTCTTTTTTGTATTTAAATCTATAGAGTAATTAACGTAAAGGCGTGTGATACAGTGAAAAAAATTGACTAAATTAACACATAAGCAAGAGCAGTTTGTATTAGGACTCATAGAAGGCAAAAGCCAACGAAAAGCATATATTGACGCAGGGTATTCGACCAAAAATAAAAGTGAAGCATATATTGATATGCAAGCAAGTAGAATGGCGAAAAACGATAAGGTTATGTCAAGGTACGAAGAATTGCGTCAAGAAGTAGCTGAAAAATCTAAATGGACACGCCAAAAGGCTTTTGAAGAGTATGAGTGGTTAAAGAATGTAGCTAAAAATGATATTGAAATAGACGGAGTGAAGAAAGCAACAGCTGATGCATTCCTTGCTAGTTTAGATGGCATGAATAGAATGACATTAGGTAATGAAGTTTTAGCTAACAAGAAAATTGAAACTGAAATCAAAATGCTTGAGAAGAAAATCGAACAAATTGATAAAGGTGACGCTGGTACTGAAGATAAGATACGTCAGTTGCATAACGCTATAACGGATGTGATTATCGATGAGTAGACTAAACAAGCTCTATACAGATAAGCAAATAGAAATCTTGAGAGAAACACAAAAGAGAGATTGGTTTATGCTTATCAATCACGGTGCTAAACGTACAGGTAAGACAATATTAAACAACGACTTATTCTTGCGTGAATTAATGCGTGTACGTGATATTGCAGACAAAGAGGGTGTTGAGAGACCTCAATACATTCTAGCAGGGGCAACATTAGGTACGATACAGAAGAACGTATTGATTGAGCTTACAAATAAGTATGGATTAGAGTTTAACTTTGATAAGTACAACTCATTCATGTTGTTTGGTGTGCAAGTGGTACAAACAGGTCATAGCAAAGTAAGTGGTATCGGCGCTATACGAGGTAAACGAATAAGTCTAGCCTCGTAACTGAGTGAACGTACAAATGTACGGTGTGGTTTAATTTAAACTGCTAACGGTGGAAACCTAAACGAATTAATATTATAATATTACTGAGGTGATAATATGAAAGGTTATGTATATTCCATAACTTCCCCTAGTAATAAAAGATATATCGGAATAACCACTAAAAACCCCAAAACAAGATATAGAGAACATATATCTCACGCTTTATATGGGAATTACGGACAACGTAAGATATATAAAGCAATAAACAAATATGGCACTGACAACTTAAAATTTGAAGTGTTAGTTGAAATAGAAAAAGAAACAAAAGAATTACTTTTAAAAGATTTATGTTTATTAGAACAAAAATACATTAATGATTTCGATTCTTTCTTTAATGGTTATAATTGTACTTTAGGTGGAGAAGGAACTGTCGGATTGGTTGGAGAACTCAATCAATTTTATGGTAAAAAGCATAAACCTGAAACAATCCAAAGATTAAAAGAGTTAGCGAGTGTACGAAAACATACCGAAGAAACAAAAAGAAAAATCTCTAAAGCAGGTAAGGGTAGAGCACACTCCAAAGAAAGTATCGAGAAGATGAAACAAAGGAAAGAAAGAAAACAAGTTATCTGTTTGGACACGAAAGAAATATTTGATTCTATAACCGATTGTTCTAATCATTTTAAAATTGCCCGTTCTGATATTCGAAAGGTTTGTGAAGGTGAACGAATAACAGCACACGACATGAAATTCAGGTACATAATCGAAGGTGTTGTTCAAGGGGTGAGAGAACCGGAAAATAAACGTGTTAAAAAAATAAAGTGTGTTCAAACAAATGAAACGTATGACAGTATTACTGAGTGTTGCGCTGATTTAGGGGTAAGACATCAACACGTGTCTGCCATATTGAGAGGTAGACAAAAGACGACTAAAGGTTATTCTTTTATATATGATTAATTCGCAAGGCAATACCGTGCCAAGCCTATCACTTGATAGGAAGGTGTAACGACTATCCTATATGGAGTAGGTTTAAGGTGAAACTCCTTATGCCGAAGCGCTCAGCATTAATTGGCTACCTGTTAAGGTGGTCTTTTTTAATGAAGATATAGTCTAATCCCCTAATAAATATCGGGAAACCGAGGGTATAAATGATGACTGCATATGGCGCGTATATCAACGAGGCATCACTAGCACATGAAGAAGTGTTTGACGAGATTAAATCACGTTGTAGCGGACTAGGTGCAAGGATATTAGTGGACACTAACCCTGACCACCCTGAACATTGGTTGCTAAAAGATTATATAGAAAACACAGACCCTAAAGCTGGTATATTAAGCTATCAATTTAAGCTCGATGACAACACGTTTTTGAATGACAGATATAAAGAATCTATTAAAGCATCAACGCCGTCAGGAATGTTCTATGAAAGAAATATCAATGGGAAATGGGTATCAGGTGACGGTGTTGTATATGCCGACTTTGATTTAAATCAGAACACCATTACCTATGATGATTTGGTGAAAGTACCTATTAAAGAGTATTTTGCAGGTGTCGACTGGGGATTTGAGCATTATGGATCTATCGTGTTATTAGGAAGAGGTATTGACGGCAACTTTTATTTTATCGAAGAACATGCTCACCAATTTAAGTTTATTGAGGATTGGGTGGACATAGCTAAAGGTATTGTTGCAAAGTATGGCAATATTAATTTTTATTGCGATACCGCCAGACCTGAATATATCACCGAATTCAGACGACATGGTTTAAGGGCTATCAATGCAGACAAGAGTAGATTATCAGGAATAGAAGAAGTAGCTAAGTTGTTCAAACAGAATAAGTTATTTGTGCTATATGATCATATGGATAGATTTAAACAAGAGATATACAAATATGTATGGCACCCTACTAATGGAGAACCAATTAAAGAGTTTGACGATGTGTTAGATTCATTACGATACGCTATCTACACACATACTAAACCTGAAAGATTAAGGAGGGCGAGATAACGGTGTACAAACTAATAGACGACATTAGGGAACAAGGCATTTTACCCAAACACATAGAGTCATTAATTGAATCGCATAAAGACGATAGAGAACGTATGATAAACCTTTACAACAGGTATAAGACTCACATTGATTACGTACCGATATTTAAACGCAGTCCAATCGAAGAAAAAGAGGACTTTGAACGAGGTGGCAATGTTAGACGTTTAGACATATCTATAAACAACAAACTAAACAATTCATTTGATAGCGAAATTGTAGATACACGTGTTGGTTATTTACATGGTGTGCCTATTACTTATGACTTAGATGAAAACACGGCGAAGAACGACAAGCTCAAAGAGTTTATTGCTAACTTTATCTTACGCAATAACGTTGATGACGAAGATTCTGAGATGGGTAAAATGGCTGCGATTTGTGGATATGGTGCTAGGTTAGCTTATATCGACAAAAGCGGAGATGTAAGAATAAAGAATATAGATCCATTTAACGTAGTGTTTGTAGGTGACAGTATATTAGAACCTACATATTCATTACGTTATTTTTATGAAGTAGACGATGACAACGGTAAAGAATATGTCTATGCAGAGTTTTATGACGATACTTACTACTACGTATTCCGTGGCGAAGGTATAGATGCCTTACAAGAAGTTGGCAGATATGAGCATCTATTCGATTACAATCCATTGTTTGGTGTGCCTAACAATAAAGAGATGTTAGGCGATGCAGAGAAAGTGATACACTTGATAGATGCCTATGACTTAACGATGAGTGATGCGTCGAGTGAAATAAGTCAGACACGTCTAGCATACCTTGTATTACGTGGAATGGGTATGAGTGAGGAAATGATACAAGAGACTCAAAAGAGTGGCGCATTTGAGTTATTTGACAAGGATATGGACGTTAAATACTTAACTAAAGATGTTAACGATGGAATGATTGAAAATCATTTAGATCGTATCGAGAAGAACATCATGCGCTTTGCTAAATCAGTTAACTTCAATTCTGATGAGTTTAACGGCAACGTACCTATCATTGGTATGAAGTTGAAACTTATGGCGTTAGAAAACAAATGTATGACTTTTGAACGTAAGATGACAGCGATGTTACGTTACCAATTTAAAGTTATCTTGTCGGCATTAAAGCGTAAAGGGTACAACGTGAATGATGACAGTTATTTGGATTTAATATTTAAATTCACTCGTAATATTCCAGTGAATAAACTTGAAGAATCACAAGTGTTGATTAATCTAAGAGGACAAGTATCTGAACGTACTAGATTAGGGCAATCACAGTTAGTGGATGATGTCGATTATGAGTTGGACGAAATGGAACGAGACAACTTCGAGTTTAACAACAATTTGCCTAACATAGATGAAGGTGATGCTAATGGCAGACCGCAAGATAACCAATCAAACACAAATTGATGAATACATCGAGCAACTGATTGTAAGGTCAGAAAAGGAACTGGAAGTGTTATTCGCTAAGCGTTTGAAAGTAATCAATCAAGAGTTAGCGGATATGTTTGAAAAGTATCAGTCTGATGACCCTCATGTGACGTGGACAGAATTCAATAAGTACAATCGTTTGAATAAAGAGCTTGTACGCATCGGAGAAATGATAACTGAAGATTATAACCAAGTAGCCAAAGCTATTAAACAGACTCAACATAATGCTTACATCGAGAAGTATATGATGAGTCTTTATTTGTATGAAATGGCTACACAATCATCAATGCAGTTTGATGTGCCTACAGCTTCTGTGATTAACAAAGCAATAGAGCAACCGATAGAGTTTATTAAACTACTCCCAACGTTGCAGAAGCATCGCAATGAGGTGCTTAAGCGTATTAGGATACACATTACACAAGGCATCATGAGTGGTGAGGGTTATTCTAAAATTGCTAAAGCGCTACGTGATGATATAGGCATGACTAAAGCACAGTCGCAACGTGTGGCGCGTACAGAGGCAGGTAGAGCAATGTCACAAGCTGGATTAGATAGCGCAATGGTAGTTAAAGACAACGGTTTTAAGATGAAAAAACGTTGGTCCGCTACGAAAGATACACGCACACGTGACACGCATCGTCATTTAGATGGTCAGTCAGTGGATATAGACGACAACTTTAAATCTAGTGGTTGTGTGGGTCCTGCCCCTCATCTGTTTGTTGGCGTAGCTAGCGCAAAAGAGAATATTAACTGTCGTTGTAAGTTGTTGTATTACATTGATGAAGATGATTTACCTGGTGTAATGCGAGTGCGTAATGACGATGGAACAACGGAGGTAATACCTAACATGACGTATTTTGAATGGGAAAAGTCAAAATGGAAAGGTTAAGGTGATCCAATTATCTCGTTAGCGGTAGACGTTAACCGCTCGACCTGAAGTATGTCGTTAAACTGCTTTTTTATTATGTACTTTTCGGACTTAACGGTACGCGAAGGACAAAAAAGGAGCAATGATATATGAATGTCGAGGAAATCAAAAATTATTTTGAAGAACACAAAGACGACAAAGAAGTTAAAGACTATCTAAACGGACTTAAGACGGTGTCTGTTGATGACGTTAAAGGCTTTTTAGATACAGAAGAAGGTAAGCGATTTATCCAACCTGAATTAGATCGTTATCACACAAAAGGTTTAGAGTCATGGAAAGAAAAGAATCTTGAGAGCTTAATCGAAAAAGAAGTACAAAAACGTAATCCTGAACAGTCAGAAGAACAAAAACGAATTAGCGCGCTCGAAAAAGAGTTAGAAAAACGAGATGCAGAAGCTAAAAGAGAAAAGTTGAGAAGTTATGCACTTGGTAAAGCGCAAGAAATGAATATCCCATCCTCTTTGGTAGATAGATTCCTAGGCGAAACTGATAAGGATACTGAAGAGAATTTAAAGGCTCTAAAAGAAACGTTTGATAAGTATGTTCAAGAAGGCGTCGACTCTAAATTTAAAGCTAGTGGACGAGATGTCAGAGATGCACAAGATAACAATCAATCACCTTCGAACGTTAAGTCTATTGAAGAAATGGCACAAGAAATTAATATCAGAAAATAAAGCGAGGTAATAAATTATGGCAACTCCAACATATACTCCGGCTAATGTTATTTTGTCGGATTTTAAAAATGGTGTAATTCCAGCAGAACAAGGTTCATTAATTATGAAAGAAGTCATGGCGAATTCGGCTATCATGAAATTAGCTAAAAACGAGCCAATGACAGCTCAAAAGAAAAAGTTTACGTATTTAGCTAAAGGTGTAGGCGCTTACTGGGTTTCGGAAACTGAACGTATCGAAACTTCTAAACCTGAATATGCGCAAGCAGAAATGGAAGCTAAGAAAATCGGTGTAATCATTCCTTTATCAAAAGAATTCTTAAAGTGGACTGCTAAAGATTTCTTTAACGAGGTTAAACCTTTAATTGCAGAAGCATTCTACAAAGCGTTTGACCAAGCTGTAATCTTTGGTACTAAATCACCTTACAACACTTCGACAAGTGGTAAACCACTTGTGACAGGCGCAGAAGAAAAAGGAAATGTTGTTACAGATACTAACGATTTATATGTAGACCTTTCCGCATTAATGGCTACAATTGAAGATGAAGAATTAGATCCTAACGGTGTATTAACTACACGTTCATTCCGTAGCAAAATGCGTAATGCATTAGATGCAAACAAATATCCATTGTTTGATGCAAACGGTAATGAAATTATGGGATTACCTTTATCTTATACAGGTGCAGATGTGTTCGACAAAAAACAATCATTAGCGTTAATGGGTGACTGGGATTATGCACGCTATGGTATCTTACAAGGTATTGAGTACGCTATTTCAGAAGATGCAACATTAACTACACTACAAGCATCTGACGCATCTGGACAACCAGTATCATTATTCGAACGTGACATGTTCGCATTACGTGCTACTATGCACATCGCTTACATGAATGTTAAACCTGAAGCATTTGCAACATTGAAACCTTCTGAGTCTGGAGTTGGTGTAGGTGGTTAATAAAGCAGAAGAAATTAAGGTGAAACGTGATGATGAGACCATCACTGTAACACGTAAAGCATTTGATGCTTATTACAGTCAAGTTGGTTATCAAGAGGTTAAAACACGACGTACAGCGTCTAAAAAGAGTGAGTGATAATTATGACTCTTTACGAAGAAATTAAACTTCTTCTTAAAAAGAATGGGGTTGAAATTAAACCCGATGAAGAAGATTTATTTAAAATGGAAGTTGACGGAATACTAGAAGATGTTAGAGATGTAACAAACAATGACTTCGTAAAAGACGGTCAAGTTGTTTATCCCTATCCAATTAAAAAGTACGTTGCAGACGTATTAGAGTATTATCAACGTCCTGAAGTTAAAAGGAATTTAAAATCTAGAAGTATGGGGACGGTGTCGTACACGTATAACGATGGCGTCCCTGATTATATTAGTGGCGTGTTGAATAGATATAAGCGTGCTAAATTCCATGTTTTTAGAACTTTAAGATAGGGGGATTGATTATGTTTGATCCATTCAATGAGTATCCCCACACAATCACTAAAGTTAAAAAGACTAAAGTAAATAGTTATCCCAACCCAACCGTAAATTATGAAGAAGTTACTACGTTCAACGGATTTATGGACACACCTACAACTTCTGAAACACTTAAGTACCATCAAATGGGTAAATCTTTCGATAGAAACTTATATACAAGGTATGACATACCAATAAATAAAGAAGATTACTTTAAATACGAGGGTAGAATCTACCAAATTATAGGTTATCCAGTAGACCAAGGCGGTATGCATGAAGTTAATTTAACTAGATTACAAGAGGTGCCATATGGCAAAAGTTAAATATGGTGCCGAATCACTTGTAGCTGAGTTGGAAGATTATCGTGAAGAAATGGAAGAGTGGGTTAAAAAAGGGATTGCTAAAACAACACTTAAAATCTATAACACTGCGATTCACTTAATGCCAGTTGATACTGGATTTTTGAGACAATCAACGACTGTTGATTTTGAAAATGGTGGATTTACTGGTGTTGTAAAAATAGGCAGTAGCTATGCGTTATACGTAAACTATGGCACGGGAATTTATGCCACAAAAGGCAGTAGAGCGCATAAAATACCGTGGACCTATAAAGACCCTAACGGTAAATGGCACACTACCTACGGACAAATGCCACAGCCATTTTGGGAACCTGCTATCGACGAAGGCAGAAGAGTATTCAAACGATATTTTAGCTAGGAGTTGTTAATATGTGGGTAACGGCGGAACCACTCTTATATTACAAAGTTATAAATAATCTAGTACAGAACCCTATCACTGACAGATTAGTCGGTGGTAGGGTTTTTGATTGCGTTCAAAAAGATGTCGCTTACCCATATATTGTGGTGGGTGAATCGAATGTAACAGAGAGTGAAAGCTCACCAGGTATGCGTGAAACTATTGGTATTACATTTCATGTTTACAGCCAATATGAGAACGGTGCAGAGGCTAGAGAGTTGCTTAAGTACCTTAATTACGCATGCAGACAACATTTAGATTTTAGAGATTATGAAATAGATTGGATTAAAAAAGATAATTCTCAAGTATTTACTGACATAGATCAGTTTACAAAACATGGCGTACTACGATTGCTATACAGAGTACGTCATAAGACTTTACAAGAAGGAGTGTAGCTAATGAGTACAGGTTACATTGCCGTTTGTGAGCCGACTAATAATACGTTAGGTGTTATGGGGTTATTAGTATCAGACTTGCAAGAAGGCGAAACTAAAATTTCTTCAGAGCTATCAGAAAAAATTGTAGCAGGCAAGACTGATTACTCTTATCAATCTGTATCAGAAGAAATTAATTTAACATTTGGTCGTATCCCTGGGGACAAAGGACAAGATCAATTTAAGAAAGCTATTAAAGAACGCAAACAAATCAAAGTTTGGTTAATTGAAAAGAAAAAAAGAGAAGATGGATATCATGCTGCATTTGGTTACACTGTTGTTGAAGAATATGGTAATTCGTTTGATGACGAGGAAGATACAATTGAAGTAACAGTTAAAGTAAAATTTAACACTGCTGACGGTGTTTTCGAAGAATTGCCACCATCATGGTTAGACGCTTCAGTTGCTGGTACTACTGTTGAATTTGAAAAACCTGGTGAATACACAGGAGATTTGGAAGAACGTAAGTCAACTAGCAAGTCTTTTACAGTTAGCAATGTAGATGAGTCTGATTCAGAGTTGTAATAAGTTAAGGGGCATTGCGCCCCTATTTTTTTATATATGAAAAAGTGAGGTTATCCATTAATGAGCGAACAAAATGTATTCCAAGCGGAAAAGTTTGAACCAATTACAGAGTTAGAAATTAACGATATTACCTATAAGGCTAAAGGTACTTTTATGTTTGATATTCATGCCGAAAAATACGCTAAAGAAGATTCAGAAGGTAATAAGGCATCAGGGTATCACCACATCATGCAAGGTATTTTAAACCGCAAGACTACTGCTATTGTAGAGTTTTGGGATTGCGCATTAGCACACATCAAACAACGTCCTTCTAAAGAAGATATTCAAGACGCTATTTTAAAAGTTATCGAAGAAAAAGACGGCACAATCGGTTTATTACAAGGTGCTATTCAAGTGTTAGGTGAATCGGGTTTTTTCAAGGAAGAATTCAAGATGTTTTGGTTCCAAATGAATCAAGCACCGAAGTTAGTCAAAGAAGAGGACAAAGAGGAAGCGAAGAACGCACTTCCATTTATGAAGGCAACGTACACAACACTGACGGGCAAAGAACCTTATTAAACTATAGTGAAATTAGGATTAAAACGGCTCAATACTTAGGTTATATAAACGCTGAAGAATTGTACTTAATGACGCCTAAAGAATGGCAAGATTGGATTAGAGGTGCTAGAGAGCGTGAATTAGATCAATTAGAGTTTAATTTACATCAAGCGACTGCTAACGCAATGGCACAAAGTAAAAAAGGTGTTAAACCAATGCTTAGACAGATTGCTAAAGCACGTGAGAATCTAGGTAAGAATGTTCGAACAATCCAACATGATAAAGAGAGAATCATAGAACAACGTAAGTCATTAAGACAAAGACAAATTGAAGAGGCGGAGGCGTTATTCTTCAAAAAGAAAGGAGAGTAATATGGATACAAACTTTGTTGCGCGTATTAATGCGATAATCAGTAACTTTGAACGTGGAGTGCGTAAGGCTCAAAGGTTGGCTAAAACATCTATACCTAATGAGATTGAAACAGAAATTACAGCCAACACGAATAAGTTTCAAAGAGCATTAACAAAAGCAAAAGCAATGGCTCAAAAATGGCGAGAACATACAGTAGATATAGATGGTGATATTGGTCCTGTCAAAAGAGCTATTCTCACAACTAAAGCAATGTTAAAGGCTATTAGAAAGCATACAGTAAACATTGATGTAGATGTTAATAAATGGGATTTACTAAAAGCGAAAATGGTCGATACATGGCATAACGGTGGACGAGCTTTAGGCGAATTTAGCGACAAAATGGACCATTTAGCTGGGCGTATCCGTTCGTTTGGTACTGTGTTCGGCCAACAAATCAAAGGTATGGTTATAGCATCATTTCAAGCGTTAATACCTGTAATTGCAGGATTAGTGCCGGCTATTATGGCTGTAGGTAATGCATTGAAAGTAGTTACTGGTGGTGCGGTAGCTTTATCAGGGGCTTTAGCAATAGCAGCAGGTGGTTTTGTTGGGTTTGGTGCTATGGCTATTAGTGCATTAACTATGCTCAAAAATGGTACGCTACAAGCTACTAATGAGACAAGAGCTTATCAACGTGCTTTAGAAGGCGTTAAGGATACGTGGGCATCTATTATTAAACAAAATCAAGCTCAAATCTTCAATACAATGACCAACGGCTTAAATGCCGTTAAAGTTGCTCTACAAGGCTTAAATCCATTCTTTAGTGGTGTTGCATCACAAATGGAAAAAGCAAGCGCTAGCGTGCTTAAATGGGCTAAGACAAGCCAAGTTGCAAAACGTTTCTTTAAAGAAATGGGTACAACTGGTGTAGCTATATTTGGAGATTTATTGCGTGCAGGCGGTCAATTTGGCGCGGGTATGATAAGTATGTTTACACAATTGATGCCACTTTTCCGATGGTCATCACAATGGCTACGTAGAATAGGCGAAGATTTTAATAAATGGGTTAACAGTGCTAAAGGGCAAAACGCTATTAAACAGTTCATGGAGTATACAAAGACTAATCTACCTATAATCGGTAATATTTTTAAAAATACATTTGCTGGTATTAATAACTTACTTAAAGCCTTTGGGCAAAACTCTACCAATATATTCAAGTGGCTAGAAAAAATGACTGCTAAATTCCGTGAATGGTCTGAAACGGTTGGTAAATCAGAAGGGTTTAAGAAGTTTGTGCAATATGTTCAAGAGAATGGCCCAGTGATCATGAAACTTATTGGAGATATAGTTAGAGTGTTGGTAGCGTTTGGAACTGCAATGGCACCAATAGCAAGTGCATTACTTAAAGTTATAGGTAAAGTTGTAGAATTTACAGCCGCATTATTTGAAGCACACCCTAATGTAGCACGATTCTTTGGAATACTAACTATTCTAGGTGGTGCATTTTGGGCTTTAATGGCACCTATAATGTTCATTAGCTCAATTCTAAAATATGTATTTGGCGTTTCGTTACTACAAGCTGGAAGGTTTATTTTTGGTTTTGTTAAGAATGCTAGTTTATTAAGTGGTGCTTTAAACTTACTCAAAGGCGCATTTATGCTACTTACTAAACCAATCGGACTAATTACAAGAGCGTTGCCATTATTAGGTGGAGCGTTAGCTGGAATATCTGCACCTGTGTGGATAGCGATAGGTGTTATAACAGCTTTAGTCGGTGTTATTATTTGGTTGTGGAAAACGAATGAAGGTTTTAGAAACGCCGTTATAAATGCGTGGAATATGCTAAGGGATGGCATCGGTAATGCGATAGCAGGCATACAACAGTGGTTAACTAACTTGTTTGCAAAAGTGAACGAGACTTTACTGCCGATAATGCCAATCCTTCAGCAAATAGGGCAATTCGCCCAACAATTCTTAGGCGTCGTCTTTGTTACCGCTATAAACACACTAATCACCGTATTTGGTGGTTTGTGGACTATAGTTTCAGTAGTCTTTACTGCAATAGGTACTATTATTTCTGCAACAATCCAATTAGTAGTTGGTCTTTTCACAGCATTTATTCAGTTTTTATCTGGCGACTTTTCAGGAGCATGGTTAACCTTACAAACGATAATTTCGAATGTTGGCCAAACTATTTGGGCAGGTATCCAATCAATTTGGTCTCAAATTCAACAATTTTTATTCGATACTTATAGCAGGATTACTGGTCAAACAGTATCTAGTTGGTCTCAAATTTGGCAAAATACAGTCAATTACCTTACGCAAATTTGGAGTTCTGTATCAAATTGGTTTTCACAAGTTGTATCTACTGTAGGTGCAAAAATGGGGCAAGCCCTAGCGTTAATCGTTTCGATCGGTTTTCAATGGGTTCAGTCAATAATTCAAGCTATGAGTAATTTCCTAAATTCTGTAGTCCAAGGATTTTGGAATGTTGTTAACGCTTGTCGCAATGGAATGCAGAACGCTTTGAATACAGTTCGCGGATTTATAGGGGATTTTGTTCAAGCTGGAATCGATTTAATTGCAGGTATGATTAGAGGTATCGCTCAAAAAGTAGGAGATTTAGCAAGCGCCGCGTGGAATGCTGGTAGGGCAGCTTTAAATGCTGCTAAAAATGCTTTAGATAGTCATTCTCCATCAAGAGAATTTATGAAACTTGGTCGAGATAGTATGACCGGTTTAGGAATGGGAATTGATAAATACGCTGATAAGGCAGCTAAATCTAGTAGATTAGCGGCGTATGGAGTTATGAATGCATTTGATGCTAATTTAGTACCGTCAATCGATTTGAATGGACTTAACAGTTCAATCGCTAGTGATTTGAACGGATTTTTAACAGACGATGTTCAACATACTTTAGCAGAGGCAAATAAACCTGTAGTTAATATTCAAGTTACCAATGAAGGCGACATAGATTTAATCAGAAATACAATCAGAGATATGGATAGTAATGAGTTTTACACATAAGGTGGTGGTAAGTTGATTGTTAGAGATGTAGAAGTAGTGAGTGACAAGACGTATAGGGTATCTGACAATCCCTTTACCAATAAAAGGGTAACTGTTAAATCACTAAATATAAGTGATATCGATCGTGAATACAGTTATGAAGAAATCGAACGTTTAAGTGGTCGACTACACACTGGTGTTAAGGAAAGCGCTAGAAAAGCGGTATTAACACTTGAGTACAATGTAGATAAGTTAGCACAAGCTATACATTTAAGGAATCAACTTGCCACACTTTTTAGTGGTAAGTTTTTTTTACGTGAACTTGTGCCTGCGTTAGTAGAAATACCCTTTCAAGGTTTTAACGAACCCGACTTTGAATTTAATTTAAACTACGCAAGCGGACTTCAACTAGAATTTAGACTGGTTAACATTGGTGACTATGATACAAATCGTACTAGTGGAGAAATAGAGTTGCAATTTGAAACTTCAGAAACGCCTTATTATCAAAGTATTGGTAGAAGTTTAAATTTAGAGAAACTAGATGCCAATTATTTATGGTCTACAGATATGGGCATAGAAATGCCAGTGAGTAGCGCTAAACGTAAATACACATTTGAGAATGTTAATTCAGGCAACGTCTATTATTACGGTACAAAACCTATCGACCAGTTTACATTTGATAGAGTTGTGACAATAACACTAGGCGAGGATACTAAAAAGTTTAGTTGGAATCTTGAACATTCAGAAGTAATGACGATAGAAGGTTTAAATTTAAAAGCAGGGGACACTATAAAGTTCGACGGACTACAAACTTATAGAAACGGTGTATCAATCGATGACTACACTCGTTTGTCTCAACCATATTTTGATTTCGGGTGGAATTACTTCACTATTAATCAAACTGTCCAAAAAATTGTATTCGATATGAAATTTTATTATAGGTAGGTGGTACTTTGCCATTTCTAATAAAAAATAGGGTTGGTAAAGGCTACCCTGTTTATGCACCAACAGTTGTAAACGAAAAATTAAAAGATGACGGTAGTTTAAATTTCGATATTATAGAAAATGAAAATACACATGATCTAATCAGTGCGGTATCGAAAATGTGGACAGTGCATAAAGTCGCTGGACCTGATGATAAAAAGATATACGTTATTACTATTATTGACCGTAAGAGTAAGGGAGATAAACAGTATTTAAGTATTACTGCACGAGAAAAAGAAATTGATGACTTAATGGTGTCCCGTATTTATTCTAACGTTACTGGTAGTTTTACAGTTGACGAGTATTTTAAATTAGTATTCCAAGGAACTGGCTACAAATTCAAAATACCAATACATGTGCCTTCTAGCCGTTGGGAAAATGCAGGGGAAGGCGAGTCCAGGTATGACATGTTTAAAGCTGGTTTAGACCGCTACGGACTTGAATACGAGTATGATGCAACAACTAAGACATTTACTTTAAAGCCTTTTGTGAGTAATACGACAAAATATTATATTTCAAGCAAAGTGAATGCCAACAATATAAAGTTAGAAGAAGATGCTAGCGAAGTATATACCTATATTGAGGGTTACGGAGATTTCGAAGAAGATGGTAACTTCCTAGAAGGTGGTTTACGTGTAAAGTATACACACCCACTAGCCAAGGTTATCGGCAAGCGAGATGCTCCACCTAAAATAGATGGTCGTATCAAAGACCCTGAATTGATGAAAAGAGAAATTGAGGCTATTATTGATCAATCATTAAAAACATCTTTGTCACTCGATTTCGTAAGTTTGAGAGAACAATTTCCTGACGCAATACCACGTATTGGCGATTTAGTACCAGTGCGTGATGATATTATCGATGTAAACGATAAGGTGCGTATCATTGAGATTAAGACTAAACGTGATGCTCATAATCAAATCATTAATCAAGATGTTGTGTTAGGTGACCAAAGACGGCGTGACCGTTATCAAAAAAGTGTTAACAATGCAGCTACCCTAGCTAATGGATTAGGTGGTGGTAGCACTGGTATTAGGTCTATAAATTCTGTTTCCAAAAAAATTGATGCGACTGCTAAAACAGTAACTAAAGTGACCGAAACTTCTGGCGCATTAGAATATAACGGATTAGGTATACACGCTAAAGACGGTAGTAAGTATTTGTCATATATGAAAGATGGTATCAAAAGCAGTAATGATGCTGGTAACAATTATACCGTGTTAATGTCAGGTGACGGGTTTAACATGGACGCCATGAAAGTCGCTACACAAGCATCTAATGGATTGATGAGCAAAGAAGATAAAGCTAAATTAGATAAGATTAGCGATACGCCTCAACCTAATACAAACGGTTTAGTTATTACAGGTGAGGACGGAAAGAAATACAATATTACGGTAAATACAAGTGGCCAATTGATAGCCAAGGAGGTTTAATGATTGAAATTAAACTTATTTAAAAAATTAGATGTATTTTTCAATGATAAATTTATAAGTCAAAATGAGAGCAACTACGAAAAGATTGAGAATGCTTTCGAGGGAATAACAGACGATATTGAATACCATAGAAAAAATGAAAAAGATGCTCATAATTCTGATAATGTAACTCACTACACAAAAAAAGGACAAAAGACTAACGTTGGTGACGAGTTAAGGTATCAGAACGAAGTGAACGACCATTTAGTATTAGGTGCATTAGGCAATGGTCAACAAGAAGTTAGACAAAGTCGTGTATCAATTGACGCAATCCAACATAACACATTGGAGGAGCGATTGAAACACGACTTTTTGCGTGAAAAAAACGACCGAGAAAAAGGTTTGAAAAACTTATTAGATAAAATTAATCGGGTAGTGAACGTCGATGAATTTGGAGCCGACCCTACAGGTGTTAAAGACAGTACAGAAGCATTTAGAAAAGCTTTTGGTAACGGTAATGTACAAGTTACTATGTCTGGCGGCACCTATAAAGTATATGGTTTAAGATTACCTAACAACACTAGATTAGTTGGACAAGGTAAAGATATTACAACAATTAAACTAGCAGATGATGCGCCTGCTGATGCAATTGTAGTTACTAACCTAACAATGGGTGGCAACGCAAAGAATATTGCTATTGAGAATTTTAGTGTAAATGGTAATAGAGGACGACAAGGTGGAGCGTTGAAACCTGCGGGAGGTTCGCTTTCCAGTGGCGTAAGATTCGCAGGTGTTAAGAATGGTTATATTTACAACATTAAATCCTATAACAACCTACTACATGGTATCGACGTCACATACGGCGTAGACGAATACTTTTATGGTGGCGACGGTGCTAGACCGAGTGAGCTACTGGAAAGTAAATATGTGCATGTAAATAATTGTGAAACGCATACCTTTGGAGATGACGGTATAACTACACACTGGAGTAGATACATTCTGATTACAGACTGTTATTCACATGATCCAGTTGGTAGAGGTAATAACAACGGCATTGAAGTTGATGACGGTTCACAATTTATATTCTTATCTAACAATAAATCAGAGAATAACTACGGCGGATTGGAAATTAAGGCACATGAACCAGCGTGTGCGCCTCAAAATGTATTTGTTAACAATCATTTATCTATACGTGACACACGAGCTTATAATATTCGACACATTGGGCATCACAGAGCAAGTGACGCTCAATCTAAGACTGCTTACAATGTAGTGTTAAATAACTGTAGTGCAGTATATCCACAGTACAATGAAGTTTATCCTAATACTACGCCACGTGCTATCGTTGTATGTGCGTATCGCAATGTATTAGTAAACAATTTTAGTGCAATTGGCGATTCTAAATGGACTGCTAAACAACCAGTAGTGGTTGTTCAATTCAGAGCTGAGAATGTTACATTTAATGGCGTCAACATTCAAGGGTTTACAGAGGCTAGTGCTGATTTAAAAATTATGGGTGGTTCTAACAGACCTAAAAAAGTTACTTTTGCTAACGTTAACCTATTCAAATCTTCTAAATACATTGGTATTGCGGGTGGCGGTCAGGTTTACGATACTAAGATTATTGGCGCTAATTTAATAGGTACTGGAACAGGTAACGCGATTGAGATGTACAATAATACAGCTGAAATCATCGGTGTACAAGCAGAAGGATATACTAATCAAGCTGTAATCAGTAAAAAGAAATATTCAAAAGTACCAACAGTTTTAAAAGGTGGTTTGTCTGCTGGTGTCACTGGTGGCGGCGCCTTATCTGAAGTAGGTGCAGCTTTAGCTTCAACTGGTGGTTCATATGCGCATAGTGCACGTTCATGGATTGCAGGTGTTGGTATGGGGTCGCAAGCGCATGGATCACGTAGTGCGGTCATCAATTCCCTAGAATCAGAAACTATACCTGGTAGTTATTGCCAAACTATTGTTAATAGCCGTGGTGTAAAATCACGTGGTAACTATGCATTCTTGCTAGGTTACGGAGCGAATGGTGCAAGTACAGCAAATATTAAAATTGATATGTCTTCTACTAGCGGTAACATTAAAACTGCTGGACAAGTGACAACTAGCAATAACTTTGCCGATTATGCGGAGTATTTCGAATCACAATCAGGTCAAGCGATTGCAAATGGCACGATTGTAACTTTAGAAGGACGTTATATTCGTAAATGCCAAGACAACGATGTACCGTTAGGGGTTATTTCAGGGACTGCAGGCATCATTTTAGGTGACCAAATATTCCATCACAAAGATAGATTTAAGCGTGATGAGTTTGGTGTCATTATCACTGAAAAACAATTGAAAACATGGACTGATGATAAAGGTAACGAGTATTCAGAATACATTGATGCGCCTGTAGAACGCGAAGATTATGTCGAAAATGAGCACTATGAATCACGTGCTGAACGTCCTGAATGGAATGTTGTAGGGCTTGTAGGGCAAATCTACATTGCAATTGATGATACCGTACAAAAAGGGGACTGGCTACGTGCTAAGAACGGTAAAGGTACTAAAGATAACGTAAATGGCTACTACAGAGTTATGGAAGTAACAACGCCATATGACGCTAGCAAAGGGTATGGCGTAGCCGTTTGCTATGTTCACCCAGTAACAAAAGGGGGCCTTTCTTAATGACAAATTTAGATAAAATCGGCGTTTTAAAACAAGAGAATACACCATATTACAAGCCTATCTCATCGACTCAGATAGGCTTTTATAATACTGATAGCAATACTGCTCAATTACGTTTCATTGTGCATAGAAATGGATTCCCTTATCAATTAGGACCAGTCAACATTACTGGTTATCTATGGTTGAAGTCGTCAAATGGAAGCATGTCGGGCCAATTAGATTTAGAAATTATAGACTCTAGTGGTGGCATTGTTGGTGCGACAGTACCTAATGAATTCTTGAAGGCTGCAACTGAAACCGAGTGTGAAGGGCAAATATTATTAGCGGTAAACGGTACAACTGACATTGCTACTTTAGGGAAGTTTAATTTTTATGTTGCCGACTCATTGCCTAACCAAATCAAAGGCGAGGTTAAGGTTCAATACTTTAGAATGATCGACGATATAAAAAACGCATTGGAAGAAAAAGTAGTGGATATTGAAAACTCTCTTGAAACATTAGGGGACTATGTAACGCAAGTACAAGATGCAAGTCAACAAGCGTTAGATCGCATGGAAATAATTAAAAAAGAAGTTACATCAACAATTAACAATGTGGCTAGTACATCTAAAAGCGAATTGTTGTCTTTACTAACCCAATATAAAAACGATATTGAGGTTGTCGCTAGTAATAGTGAATCTTCAATCCAAGCTAAAGTGGATGAAGGAAGTAAGGTTATTGATACAAAAGTGAGCGATTCTGAAAGTTATATTGATACTAAAATTCAAGAATTCAACACTGCTTACAACAGTAATGCTTTTGCGACGCCTAATGATGTCGATGCTAAAATCAATACATTGGATTGGCAAAAATCGCCATTAACCACAAATGCTGGAATGGCTATTAGCGTTCGAGATTTAGATTTTAACAACCCCTCTAACTTAATAACAAAATCTGGTTTATATTACCTTTATTCAGCTGTTAATGGTCCTAAAAACGTTGTTAGTAATGGTTTTTTATCAGCGCACATTGTTGACGAAAATTATATGAAGTTTTATTACACACCGTACACATCAAACGAAGTATATATCCGCACTAAAAAAGGTGTTGATAGTTGGACGGATTGGCAAAAAATCAGCGAACCAAATGATACTGGTTGGATTGAATTTTTATTAATAAATGGCGCAGTATCTAATTCGGCGTTTAATAGCGACAGTGAACAAACTGGATTTAAATGCGCTTACCGTAAAGTGATAAGCGGAGGTGTAACTACCAACTATTTACGTTTAAATGGTTCGAACGTCACTAGTGGGCAAGTTGTGGCTCAATTGCCTAGCACCTTTACAAAGTACTCTCAATCTTTTCCTGTACGTGTACCAGTATCTAGCGCGTTTGCAGGTGGATATGTAACGATTCGCCCTTCTGGCGAAGTGAGATTTTATGTCAACGGAGAAACGAGCGGGTGGAACACTAAAACTGGTTATTTATATGGCGAAATGAATTGGATTGATAATTAAGGAGTGAATAAATTGAATATCGAAAAAGTAGTTTATAACGTGGATAACGGCCAACCATTTTTAGTTCTTACAGATAAAGATGGCGAAAGTGTATATCCGGAATTTGAATACACTGAAGTGCCTGTACCGGACGGACTATATCAGCCGTTCTACTTTGATCAACATCAAAATAAATGGATTGGCACATCTAAAGAAGAATTCGAAAAGCAACACGAGCCTGAAGAAGTAGCGCCTAACAAAGATATGTTAGTTGCAGAATTGATGGCACAAATCGCGGCGCAAGATTTAGAAATCAAAAATTTACAAAAAGTCACAGCAGAATTAGCTTTATCTTTAGCTACAAAGGAGGAAGTATAAATGAGTTTTGGAAGCCTTAAATATATGTACAGTTTAGGTGTTTACACTAATGAAAAATTTAAAGTATTTGTAAGAGCAGAATGGATTACGCCAGAGCAATACAAAGAAATTACAGGTGTTGAGTATGTAGAGTAAAGGGGTAAACTTATGCGAAATAATATGAAAGACTTATCTTTTGCTGAAATCATAGCAGCTGTAATGGTTTTTTCCTATGGATTCAGAGAATTTATTCGTGGTGCTTTTTGGACAAAAGAACAAGAATCAGTACTAGGTGATTCTGATTTTTACAATGCTCTTCATAACATCATGCCTATTTGGGTGTGGGGGATAGTAGTAATGTTCTCCGCAATAATTGTAATGTCATCTTCGATTTATTTAAGTTCCAGTGATAAAAATACAAAGAGTAGCTGGTTATTATTCATCGGAGGCTTTACGTCTGGTATATTGTACTTCCTAATGACTAGCGCAAGCCTATACCACTCGATTAACTGGTTAACTCCAGCACATATGGGGTTAATGTCAGCTACAGGCTTTGTTGTTAGTTATATTGGGGGTGCAGACCTTGCCAGAAGAAGATAAGTACGTACTTCGTCATGAATGGATTAAGAAAAATGGTGATATTTACGAGAGAATAAACACTGACTACAAACATCATACAGAGGCGCTTAACACACTCAAGACGAAATTTGAAATACAAACTGTTCTACAAGAACAAACGATTTCTGAACAAAAAGAAACAAACGAAAACATCAAAGAGCTAACTAAGGTAATGACTGAATTCGGTAATGATGTAACAGAAATTAAATACACTGTCAAAGATCATGACGGAAAGATTAATAGCATACAAGGAACAATCGATACCAAACAAAAAGGCAGTATTCAAATATTAGCGGCATTAATTAGTGCTGTTGGAGGTATAATAGCTGCTGCTTTTGGGTTCGCACAATATTTTTTTTAAGTCGGCGGTTACGCGTCGGCTTTTTATTATGCAGAAATGAGGTGCATAAATGGGATTACCAACTAGCGGTAAACCAACTGCAAAAGATGTTGTAGAATGGGCGTCTGACCTTGCTAGACGTGGCAAAGGTGTTGACGTCGATGGCTATTACGGTATGCAGTGTTGGGATTTACCTAACTATATACTTAAACGGTATTGGGGCTTTACAACATGGGGTAACGCCAATGCGATGGCCATTAAAAGTAATTATAGAGGATATAACTTTAAAATATACAGAAATACCCCTTCTTTTGTACCGTTGCCAGGTGACTGGGCGGTATGGGCTGGAAGTAATCCAGGACATGTTGCAATCGTTGTTGGACCAAGCAATACTAGTAAGTTTGTAAGTATTGATCAAAACTGGTACACAGCTAACTGGACTGGTAGTATCGCTCAAAAAATCACACACAACTACAATGGTGTAACTCATTTTGTTAGACCTCCTTATAAAAAGGCGCCAGTTATTATAGACCAACCTACTAAACCAACGCCTAAACCGCCAAGTAAACCAATATTAACCGAAGAAGAAAAAGTACAACTTGAAAAAGCGGAACCATCTAAGCCAGAAGTCAGATTTAAAGAGGTTACCGAAATTGTATATACTACTAAACGCGATGACTTTGGCACGCCTGATAGGTTCGAGCATTTTGTTGCGTGGGGGCAAAGACGTACTGGTCCGGTTAAAGGGATTTCTATACGCAACGCGCACTCTATGCGATCTGTTGGTGATTTATATAATGACCGAAATAAATATATTAATTCAAGTGATTACCCGCATTACTATATTGATAGATTGGCAATATGGCAACCACGCCCTAATGATTACGAGTATCCGAACGACCCTAACAATATTGTAATAGAAGTATGCGGTGACTATAGCGATGATAAAGAGGGTTTTATATTAAATGAGTTATGGGCAATGATTATCGGAGCTACATTATTAGAGGAGTATAAAATCGATTTAAATTTTAAAAAAATTAAAGTCGATAAACAAATGTGGCGCTCCCTAAAAGAACATGTTAACTGGGATTTTATTAAAGATGGATTTCCTCCTAAAGAGAAATTAGAAGAACTTGCGAAGTCTGCCGTTGGATTATATGCCAATAAAGATAACTTATTAGTCAATAAAGCAGAATATAAAGTTACTAAATCCAAAATAAAAACGATTGTTAATAATAAAAATAAAGATATTGTGGCACAAAATGAAGCGACAAAAGAAACTACCAACACATCTAAGCCTATTGTTAAGACGACGCCGTCTACACCTAAAATTGTGGTAGAAAAAAGCAAATACACTTTTGGGCAAGCACTTGACAGGCAAATGCGTGTAGCACCTCAAACAAATAGTGGTTGGGGCTGGCATCATGCGAGCAGAACCCAAACCAGCAATGCTATGAATCCTACTACCATTTGGAATAATTCGAAGCAACGTTATCAAATGTTGAATTTAGGCAAATATCAAGGGATACCTGTTAGTAAATTAAATCAATTACTTTCTGGTAAAGGTACTTTAAGTGGACAGGGTAAAGCATTTGCAGACGGTTGTAAAAGATATCAAGTAAATGAAATCTATTTAATAGCACATGCTTTACTTGAAAGTGGACATGGTAAATCGAACTTTGCTAGTGGACGTTATGGCGTTTATAACTACTTTGGTATTGGTGCTTTTGACAGCAATCCAAACAACGCTATAACATTTGCTAGAAACGAAGGTTGGACTACACCAGCTAAAGCTATTATTGGTGGCGCTAAATTTGTGCGTAAGGGTTATATCGATAAAGGACAAAATACGTTATACCGTATGAGATGGAACCCTAAAAACCCTGCTACACATCAATATGCAACTGATATAAATTGGTGTAAACATCAAGCAACTACAATACATGATTATTATAAAATCATAAAAACAAGCGGAATGTTTTATACGCGCGATCAATACAGATGAGGTGGTTAAGTGATATATAAAAATAAAGATATTAAAGCAGAAATCAATGAGCAGGGCGTCGATATAGGGAATATTGGCGCCAATTTTTATACAAAAGATTTAGGTACAGCCTCTATACGAATCAGTATTAATTGGAAAGGTTCAGTTTTAGACTTAAGCAAAATAACCTTAAAACCTAAATTAGATTTATTTTGTGAAGATGGTTCGATTTTTGTAAATGAACCCATTGAAATTGTATCTCCCATCAACGGATTAATACAATACAACATAAGCAAAGATGTTATTAAGCACGTCGGTAAGGTGACTGGTAAGTTATTCTTAACAGACGATGCTAATTCTATTCATGTAGTTACTTTTCACTTTAATATAAGCGATAGCGGGATTGATTCTGTTGTAACTAAAGAGGTATCTGTAACATTAGTAGACGATACTGTCCGTCGCATCATCAAAGAGAATGCCATTCAGTTATTAGGCGATGACTTTGAACCGAAATTAAAATCAGATGTAATGGAATATTTAAATGATAACGTAGATACTTTCAGAGGTGTTAAAGGAGACGCTGGCCCGATTGGGCCACAAGGTGAAAAGGGCGAGGTTGGTCCGCAAGGTTTACAAGGAGTTGAAGGCCCTATCGGCCCACGCGGAGAACAAGGACCACAAGGAGAACCTGGACCAAAGGGAGACAAGGGTGAGCAAGGTCCTATTGGCCCTCAAGGTGAAACAGGTATACAAGGACCTCCTGGCCCGCAAGGTTTGAAAGGCGAAACTGGAGAACAAGGTTTACCCGGTCCAAAAGGAGAAACAGGACCGCAAGGGTTAACTGGTCCCATTGGTCCACAAGGTCCTGCTGGTGTATCCCCTGTAAAATCTGATACGGGGTGGTTAGACTTTACACTAATCAATGGTGTAAAAGAATATGGTACATCATACACACCTAAATACCGATTAATTAATTTAGATGGAGTAAATATACTAGCTCTCAAAGGTGCAGTTAAAGGTATTACAACATCGCCTATTACTATTGCCAATTTACCTAGCAACATTAGCAGTTTAGTTACAACTGATACCCCTTTTGTTCAGAACACAAGTACAAAAAGTGGCGGTATAGCGTCTTTTGCAAGATGGACAGTAGGTGCTAGTGGAGCTGTTGAACTATTCAGAACGTCTACAGGTAATACAACATTAACTGAAAATGACTTTTTCCCAATAACAGCAACATTTATTCTTTAGTCGACCTTCACTGGTCGGTTTTTTAATTTATAGGAGATGAATAAAATGAATATAAACTGGAAATTACGACTTCAAAACAAAGCGGTGCTGACAGGTTTAGTCGGTGCCGTTTTATTGTTTGTAAAACAAGTGACTGAATTATTTGGTTTTGATTTATCAGAACAACTAGAACAGATTAGTGGCATTATAGGTGCTATTTTGACTTTATTAGCGGGAATAGGCGTTATCACTGATCCTACTTCTAAAGGAGTATCGGATTCAGGGATTGCTAAAACGTACCAACAACCACGTGACAGTACCAATCCTGATGAATTTGTGGAATGGCAAGGGGTTAATTCAGATATAACGCCTGATAAATCAGAAAAGGAGCTTGTTACATTTGACACATCTTTACCGTTTACAGATGATAGTGATAATGTGAAGTACGATGTGAATGAATACGAAAGTGAGGTTGATAGTCATGACAGCGAAACTCACTAAGCAAGAATTTATTAATTGGCTTAAACAAGCTGAAGGCAAACAGTACGACATGGACGGGTGGTATGGCTACCAATGTGTTGACTATGCCAATGCAGGGTGGCAACAATTATTTGGTTATAATTTAAGTGGTGCTGGTGCCAAAGATATCCCGTTTGTTAATAATTTCACTGGTAAAGCAAAAATCATTCAAAACACACCAGAATTTATTGCAGAACCGGGAGACATGGTAGTATTTAACAATAAATACGGCGGCGGTTACGGCCACGTTGCATGGGTTATTAATGCTGATATTAATAACATTACTGTACTAGAACAAAACTGGTTAGGTGGCGGTTGGACTAATGGACCTGAACAAGGTGGTACTGGTTGGGAAAAGGTAACGAAACGCACACACAGTTACGACTTCCCAATGTGGTTTATTCGTCCTAATTACAAACAGGAAGAAGCAACTGTTAAATCTTCGCAATCTGCGACAGTTGGGAATAAAAATTCGACAGTTAAGCAAAAGGCGAAACCAGTTAAACTACAAATTGTAAAAGATGTTGTACAAGGGTATAAATTACCACAACGTGGTTATAAGCCTAAAGGGATAGTTATACACAATGACGCAGGAAGTAAATATGCGACTGCAGAATCTTATCGTAATGGTTTAGTAAAAGCGCCATTATCACGCTTAGAGGCAGGTATTGCCCACAGTTATGTGAGTGGTTCAACTGTTTGGCAAGCGCTAGACGAATCACAAGTTGGTTGGCATACAGCTAACCAAACAGGAAACAAAGATTATTACGGTATTGAAGTATGTCAATCCATGGGCGCTGACAATGCGACATTCCTTAAAAACGAGCAAGCCACATTCCAAGAATGCGCAAGACTTCTTAAAAAATGGGGGTTGCCAGCTAATCGTAACACTATACGATTACACAATGAATTTGTATCCACAAGTTGTCCGCACCGTAGTGCATTATTGCATACAGGTTTTGATCCAGTATCAAAAGGAGCAATGCCTCAAAATAAGCAATTAGAGCTTAAAGACTACTTCATTAAACAGATTCGTGCGTTTATGAATGGTGATATTCCAGTTGCGACTGTATCTAACAAATCATCTGCATCTAGTAATACGGTTAAGCCTATTGCGAGTGCTTGGAAACGTAATAGTTATGGTACGTATTATATGGCAGAGAAAGCGCGTTTTATCAACGGTAATCAACCTATTACCGTGAGACTACAAGGGCCATTTACAACTTGTCCAATAGGTTATCAATTTCAACCAGGAGGCTATTGTGACTATGATGAAGTGATGTTACAAGATGGTCATGTGTGGATTGGTTATGATTGGCAAGGCCAACGCTATTATTTGCCTATACGCACATGGAACGGTGTAGCTCCACCTAATCATGGTGTAGGTTATTTATGGGGACAAATAAAATAAATTGTGCTAATATAATGTTAGGATACGTTGAATGTCCTTCTCATGTATTATTTAGTCTAATTTCTCTAGACGGTCTTAATTGACTGTCTTTTTTATTTTTGTTACTCTGCAATTAGGTGACCTTAATATTTAGTTATATACACATTCCCAAGTTTTTTTAGAGTAGCTCTTATAGCTGCTCTTTTTTTATGATATATTATGAGAGTGTTCAATTTGTTTTAAATCTATGATGTATAGGCTAACCGTAATGGTTGGCCTCTTTTTTATGTTATAATATATCTATCAGCCTTAGCCTTATTGGTCTCGCTTCTTGTCTGAAGGTTGGATACGACTATGACTTTGGTGGTAGGATAGAAAACCACAAAAAGGCAAGCAACCGTATAAGCTATAATGTGTAGTCGCGAATGTACATTATAGTAGTGGTTGCTTTTTTGTGTTATAATAGACGTATGAAATGGTCATTCTTGAAATGACTCGGTCATTGGTACAGACCGCTTAAAGTGCCTACATTACATTAACTGAGAATTCACATGACGTTGCTGACGAGTAACATAGCTCTGTGTCCTCGAATGAGGGTAGGTTAATGTGGTGTATTTTTATATAGTAGGAGTGAGCTATATAGCCTGTTAAGTGGCCTAGTAACTTAACACTTATCCCGGCAATTGATACCCTTTTTGCCCTTCACTCGATACATATTCGCCCTACATGATTGTAGGGCTTTTTTATGCTATCATTTAATCGAGGTGATACTATGGTACACGGAATAGATACTCACAGAATGATTGAAAAAGCGTTACAAATGCAACCTAGTACAGTGCAATTTATAGATTTAATGACGGATGAAGAAAAAGAAAAATACACTAAAATGCATAAATTAGAGAGTGACCCAGTTAGGTGGAAGTTTACAGAGGAATTGATCAAAAGACGATTAGATAGGAAAGTGACATTGTCTGTTAAATATGGCGATGACACTGTATACATAGACCAACCGTAATCCTAGTGATTGCGGTATTTTTTTAAGAAAAAAACACTTGCATAATAAACAAATGTGTAGTATAATTATATTTGTAAGTTGGTATTGACTTACAAACCACCATGAGAGGGGGTGGTTATGTTGGATGACATCATAAAAATGCTGATGCTCATCGTACTTGTTATAGTACAAAGAACACCAGCAATTTTAAAACAACTAAGAAAATGGCATCTAGATTATCTTAAAGCCAAGAAAGATAATCAGAAAAATGATTAATCCACAAGGGGCGAAAGCCCCTGCCTCTTTTCATGGTTATTATATTACAGATAGGTGATGAATTCAAATGAATATCATTATGAAAGCTGCGCTAATTATATTTATTTTATTATTACCTGAAATAATTAAGATTTCAAGAATCCGACATATGAGAAAATTAGGGTACAGATACGAAGGTGAAGAACTTGTCAGAATACAAGAGAAAGATAATTGAATTGATCGAAAGTGATATAACAGGCTATCAAATTCACAAAGAAACTGGTGTATCACAATATGTAATTTCCCAATTAAGACAAGGTAAGCGAGATGTTGATAATTTAACAC